ATTGATAAGGGCGTAATTGGGCCAGCTGGTGCTTCAGGCACATCAGGTTATTCAGGGTTTTCAGGCTTTAGTGGCTACTCAGGCTTGGATGGTCAAGCTCAAAGTGGTGTAAGTGGCTACTCTGGTTATTCAGGTTATTCAGGAATTTCAGGCGCAGATGGCCAATCAGGCACATCAGGGTTTAGTGGCTATTCAGGTTTTAGCGGTTCAGGTGTATCAGGCTATAGTGGTTATTCAGGCGCAACAGGCTCACAAGGAATTTCAGGGTACTCAGGTTTGAATGGTCAATCAGGTTACTCTGGATTTTCTGGCATTAGTGGCGCATCAGGCACTTCAGGCTATAGCGGTTATTCAGGCTCTGGAGCATCAGGCTTTTCAGGCTATAGTGGCATTAGTGGCTTTTCAGGAATAAGCGGTTATAGCGGTTATAGCGGTTCAGGAATAAGTGGCTATTCTGGCTTCTCAGGCTATAGTGGTCAGCAAGGCACATCAATAAATATTATTGGTTCAGTTCCAACTCCTTTAGATTTGCCATTAACAGGCAATCAAAACGATGCATACATTGTTGAATCAAATGGTGATCTATATGTTTGGGAAGGCATAGCATGGGTTGATGTTGGTCAAATTGTAGGGCCAGCAGGTCAAAGTGGTTTGTCAGGCTTTAGCGGTTATAGTGGCATTTCAGGATTTTCAGGCTATTCAGGTATTAGTGGCCAAAATGGTGCATCAGGCTTTAGTGGCATTTCAGGCTACTCAGGTTTTAGTGGTATCTCAGGGCAAGATGGCGCATCAGGCATTAGCGGTTATTCAGGCTATTCTGGTAGCGGTGTAAGTGGCTATAGTGGTTATAGTGGTTTTAGCGGTATCTCAGGATTCTCTGGTACAAGCGGTTATTCAGGCATTGATGGCCAATCAGGATTTTCAGGCATTTCAGGTTTCTCAGGAGAATCAGGTTATTCAGGGTTCTCAGGTATTTCAGGTTATAGCGGTGAATCAGGTGCATCAGGTACAAGTGGCTATTCAGGCTTTAGTGGCTATTCAGGTTCAGGCGTAAGTGGTTATAGTGGATTTAGCGGTATTAGTGGTTTTTCAGGCATAAGTGGCTATAGTGGCCAATCAGGATTTAGTGGTTATTCTGGTGCAGTTGGTGCTGGTGGCACAATTGGTCATTATGGTTCATTCTTTGATACTACTAATCAAACAGGTTCAATTACTGCTCAAGCTGTTGGGATTAATAGCACAACATCATCATCAGGCATTAGCATTGTTGATGGAACAAAAGTAACAATTGCAGACACAGGCACTTACAAATTAACTTATTCAATTCAACTTGTTAATACTGATAATGCAATTCATTACGCAGATATTTGGTTGAAATATAATGGTTCAAATTATCCTGACAGCAATACAAGATTCTTTGTTCCTGCTCGTAAAGATGCAACAGATTATGGATATACAGTTGCAACTGTTGATTTTATTGGCACATCAACAAATCCAAATGACTATGTAGAGTTATACTGGGTAACTGATAGCAATCAAGTTTCAATGATCACAATTCCAGCTTATGATGGAGTTCCTGAAACACCTGCTGTTATTCTAAATATCTCTCAAGTAATGTACACACAATCAGGATATTCAGGCACAAGTGGTTTTAGTGGATATTCAGGGTTTAGTGGCATTAGTGGCTATAGTGGTGCATCAGGTTATTCAGGAATCTCAGGTTACTCAGGTTCAGGAATCTCGGGCTACTCAGGCTATAGCGGTGCTGTAGGCGCACAAGGTATTAGTGGTTTCTCAGGCTATAGTGGTATTAGTGGTTATAGTGGGTGGTCAGGCATTAGCGGTTATAGTGGTGCAGTAGGTGCAACAGGCGCAAGTGGATATTCAGGTTATTCAGGCATTAATGGCGCAAGTGGCACATCAGGTTATAGTGGATGGTCAGGAATATCAGGTTATTCAGGCGCTGTTGGTACAAGTGGCTACTCAGGCTATTCAGGGATTAATGGCGCACAAGGCATAAGCGGTTATTCTGGTTATTCAGGCATCAATGGTGCAACAGGCGCATCAGGATATTCTGGTTATAGCGGTGCAACAGGCGCACAAGGTATTAGTGGCTTTAGTGGTTATTCAGGCGCAGTAGGCACAAGTGGTTTTAGTGGATACTCTGGTTATTCAGGCGCAACAGGTGCGACAGGCACAAGCGGTTACTCAGGGTATAGTGGCGCAACAGGTGCGACAGGCACATCAGGCTTCTCTGGTTACTCAGGTTATTCAGGAGCCGCCACAGGTGTAAGTTTGGGCGCATGGACAATTACATCATCAGGCACTAAGTTATACTTTGCATATAGCGGTGTAAACAAGTTAAGCATGGACACATCAGGCAACTTTATTGCATCAACTAATGTAACAGCGTATGGAACACCATAATATGAAAGCGATAAGATATGACAATTCAAGATATAAGGCACGATCTATCAAATAACTTTGAAAGGGCCGTCTTTCTAAAAGGCGACCCTGTTTTGCCTAGAGAAGCTACTAGATATATATGGGCTAATGAGCATTTGCTAGGTAAAGACATTCTAGAAATAGGATGCTCTACAGGTTATGGTATTCAATTTTTGCCTAATGACATTAAATATGTGGGCATGGATTACGATGAAAGAATTGTAGGCGTTGCTGTTAATCAAAAATGGCGCAACAATGCAATGTTTGTTCATGCAGACATTAACAAGATTAATCTCATGCAACACGATACGATTATTGCTTTTGAAGTCATTGAGCATCTTGATAATGGTATTGAAATTGTTGAAAAGCTCAAGAAGCATTGCAAACGATTATTGATTACTGTCCCACACAATGAGCCAAAAGGTTTTTGGGGCGAGCATCACAAGCTTCATGGCTTGCAAGAATATAACTTCCCTGATTTTAAAATCTCATACATCAATGAAAAAGGCTATGTAAGCGATAAGCTACAGCCATTATCTGCTGATAATTCATGTAATCTAATGATTATGAGGTGGGATAGTGTCTAAAGTTTTATGCTCTATTGCAACAAAAGGCAGATACTTTACAACTTTGCCTTTAGTTATTGAAGCTGTTATGAATCAAACAAAATTGCCTGATAAGTTGGTGATCTTTGATGATAACGATGAGCCTAAAGACATGAGGGATGAGTTCTTATATCGCCATTTGTTTTATGTGCTTGATTCAAAAAAGATTGCATGGGAATGGAAATTTGCACTTAAAAAAGGTCAGCATCATATACATCAAATGGCCAATACAATGGGCTATGACTGGGTTTGGCGAGTTGATGACGATGCAATCCCTGAGCCTAATGTATTAGAAAGGCTGTATAACTTTGCTAACAATGCTTATGGAAAAATAGGTGCAGTTGGTGGCTCTGTTATTAACCCACCAAATCCACCATCAGTTTTAAACTCTACCGGGTTAATGGACAACATAGAATCAGAGCCTAATATTCAATGGGGCTTGATTGAAAATGCAAAGAAAGTAGAGCATCTCTATTGTTCATTCTTATATCGTGCTGGCGTACATGATTACAACTTAGGCTTATCAAGAGTTGCTCATCGAGAAGAAACCTTATTTTCTCATGGCTTACATCTAAAAGGCTATGATCTATATGTAATACCTGATGCAATTACTTGGCATTTAAAGAATCCTGAGGGCGGTATTCGTGATGGCGCAAAGCAAGAAATGTTTGAACATGACGAAAGAATCTTTAGAAATATCATTGGCCACAAAGAAAAAACAATCGTAGTTCTTAATTGTGGCATGGGCGATCATGTTGTATTTAGTAAAGTATTACCTGAGATTAAGAATCCTGTTGTATTTACTTGCTTCCCTGAAATCGTGCCTGGCAAATCAATTGCAGAAGCTCAAGCTTTATTTGGCGATTTAGATCAATTCAGCATTTATAAAAAGATGTGCGAATGGAATTGGAAAGACACATTAGAAAATGCATTTAGAAAGATGTACTTATGATTATTATTTCTCCTTATGCTCAAAAACTAAAAAATGGCAAAACAAACCCTAAGAATTACCCTTATTGGCGAGAATTAATAGCTCAGATAGATGAGCATATTGTTCAAGTTGGCGTAGAGGGTGAAGAACAACTTGTGCAAGATTTTCGCAAAGATTTAACTATTAAAGAACTAAAAGAATTAATTACTAAGTGCAGAACTTGGATTTCTTGCGACAGCTTTTTTCAGCATTTAGCTTGGGATATGCGAAAGCCAGGTATAGTGTTATGGTCAGTATCAGATCCTAATATTTTTGGGCATACTGAAAACATTAACTTGTTGAAAAGTCGAGATAATTTAGCTGATAATCAGTTCTTTTGGTGGGATTATATTGAGCATGATCCAACTAAATTTGTTGAGCCAGATGTTGTGTTAAAATTTTTGCAGACACCTACAAGATAAGACTTTTTCAATCTAGTTATTAAGAGTTTTATTATGGATTTAGACCCAGTTAAAGTAGGCGTTATGTGGCAAAAAGTAGAAACCATGGAAAAAGAGGTTTCAGAATTGCGTGATGATGTAAAGCAATTATTAGCTTTAGCCAACAAAGGTAGAGGTGGTTTTTGGGCAGGCATGATTCTTGTAAGTGCCGCAAGCTCAGTAATCGGATACATAACTCACACATGGTTTGGCAAATGATTGAATCAGCAAAAGAATCCTCAAGTCGTTTTATTGGTAAATACGGAATTGTTATCGTATTTTTGTTAGTTGTTGTAGCTGTTTATTCAGCAGGCAGTCTAACTTCTGAAGCATTGACACCTGTTATTGGCTTAGTAGCTACTGCATCTATGGCGATTATTAGTATGCTTTCAGGAATTACAGGCACAAAAGACAAAGAAGAAAAGCCTGAATTTCAAGTTATTCAAAAGCTTATTGAGCAGTCTAAAGAGCCTATGACTGTAACTGTAGAGGGCGATAAAGTTACAGTTACTAAAGGCAACGACAAAATCACTACAGAAAAATAATATGTTTCCATTAGGCGCAATCTTTGAAATTGGCAATAAACTTATTGATAAGCTATTGCCTGATCCTGAAGCTAAAGCTAAAGCTCAGGCAGAACTATTAAAGATGCAACAAGATGGCCGATTGGCTGAATTGCAAGCTGATAATGTAGAAGCTCAAGAGATCAGCAAGCGTTGGCAAGCTGACATGGATAGCGATTCAAAGCTTGCTAAAAACATTAGGCCTATGACTTTAGTTTATATTCTTACAGCTTATTTAGTATTTGCTGTAGGATCTGCGTTTGATCTTAATGTCAATGAAAGATATGTAGAATTACTAGGGCAATGGGGTATGTTAGTTATGTCAGCCTATTTTGGTGGCAGAACCCTAGAAAAGATTATGGATCGCAAAAATGCAACTAAGTAAAAACTTTACGCTAGACGAATTAACTCATTCAGAAGTTGCGTTGCGTAATGGTTGGGATAACACACCACCACCAGCAGTTTATGAGAATCTTATTAGACTAGCTAATCTATTAGAACAAGTTCGTTTTTTGCTTGGCAAACCAGTTTTAATCAATTCAGCCTATCGATCTAAATTAGTTAATGACAGTTTAGGCTCAAAAGATACTAGCCAACATAGATTAGGTTGTGCCGCAGACATTAGAATTGGTGGAATGACGCCTGAAGAGGTTGCAAGAACTATTAAGTGTTCTGATATACAATTCGATCAACTCATTAAAGAGTTTGATTCCTGGGTTCATATTAGCGTAACAAATAACCCAAATGAAACACCTCGCAAACAAACATTAATTATTGATAAGCAGGGAACAAGACAATACATATAAGGAGTAGTAAATGGCACAAGCTAAACTAACACCGCAACAGTTACAAGAAGCGATAAATTTAAAAGCCCAATACGAAACAGTTACAGAAGCATCAAAGCAAACGGGCATTCCTATTGAAACTCTTAGACATAGAATGGCCGCGGCAGTTAGACAAGGCTATCAACCTAGTAATGGTCAAAGCTTTGAGCTAAGTCTAAAAGAAAGAATCCAACAGCTAGAATCATTGCTAAGAGTTCAGCAAGCACAACAACTAGATGCTGAATTCGTTAAATCAACAATCATCAAGCTCAAAGAGCAACCTGTAACAGTCCCTAAATGGCTGATTAATACTAAAAAGTCTGCAAAAAATGCGGGGATTCCGACTTTATTCGCTTCAGATTGGCATTGGGGCGAAGTTGTAGATCCTAAACAAATTGGTGGTGTTAATGAGTTCAATCTTGAGATTGCTCAAAACAGAGCCAAACTAATGATTACAAAAGCTATTGATCTATTGCAGAATCATATTGCTCATAATAAATATGAGGGCATAGTATTTGCTCTTGGTGGCGATATGTCTACAGGCGATATTCACGAAGAATTAATGGCAACTAATGAAAAAGAAGTAATGCCTACGATTCTTGATATGTTTGGCGTGCTTATTTGGTGCATAGACACACTAGCGAAAGAGTTTGGCAATGTATTTGTGCCTTGCGTATCAGGCAATCATGGTAGAAATACTCATAAAATTCGCATGAAAGGCAGAAATTTTACTAATTTTGACTGGCTTTTATATCAATTCTTGGCAAAGCACTTTGAAAACGATAAAAGAGTTAAGTTTTTAATTCCAGACGGGCCAGATGCTTACTATTCAATTTATGGGCATAGATACTTACTTACTCATGGCGATCAATTCAGGGGTGGGGATGGGGTTATTGGTGCGTTAGGCCCTATTATTCGTGGCGATCATAAAAAGCGTTCAAGAAATGCTCAAATTGATATGGCTTACGATACTATGCTAATAGGTCATTGGCATCAGCTTATTCAGCTACAGCGTTTAATCGTCAATGGCTCATTAAAAGGCTATGATGAATATGCTTACTCCAATAATTTTGGTTTTGAGGAGCCGCGGCAAGCTCTATGGATTACTCATCCTGAGCATGGAATCACATTCTCAATGGCGGTCAATGTGGGTAGCAAATCAGAAAAAGAATATTCTTCGTGGGTAAGCTGGAAAAACTGATGAAGCTAACGCCTTTAATTCTCAAAGAAATCTATTCTGCCTTGTCTGTATGCGAGCCATTCACAAGGTGGAAGTTGCCATTGCCTGATGAAATTGAGTTTCAAGTGATCAATGACATAGAAGTAATGGGAACTTATATGTACGATGAGGGCGGTGATTATGCTCACACTATACAAATTAGTGCGGCCCGGTGCGGGTTTTTAGATACCGTTATTAGAACTATGTCGCATGAGATGATTCATGCATCTAGACACGATACAGTTACGGATGCTTGGTACAAACACGATGCAACATTTAGGCGCAGGGCGCATAGAGTTGGCAAAGAGCTAGGCATTGATCCTTTAGAATTGTAAATAATAGTTTACAAAAAGCAATAATTGTAAAGTTTATGA